TTAGTCACTGCTATGACATAGTTTGTACCCTTTCTAAGTACTCGGCCAACTAGTCCAGTGTTAAGGTTTTCTACCAGTGTTCCTATATTAAATATCGCACCATTAATAAAGTGTTCTCTTAAAGATTTAAAGTCTAACTTGGGAGCAATCTGCCACAATTCTATACCTTCTTTAGCAACTGCTTTCTTACCTATAGATCTTTGAACCGTATTAAATAACTCTTGTGCTACTGCACCTTTTGCTGCTTTAGGTAATCCTTTTTTAAATGCTTCAAAATCTCCATCTGCTGCTAGAGCTCGAAGTTTGGAAGCAGACATACCCTCGACCCCTTCACTATCGGGATCCCTGTCCCCTGCGGAAATGACATTAATCGCATCAAAATTATAGAGTTGCCCGTTGTATTTGTTGGCAAGACCCTCAAACTCTTTTTGTCTATCAGAGCCAACCACGAGATTGATGGTCTGATACCCTTGTGTGTCGGCATGTTTTAAAGCATCAATGATTGTACGAATGGATTGATCATACACTATATTAGAACTATGATCTGGAAAAAGTTTTTTCATAAAAAGAACTTTATCCTCTGCACCTATAGGATTCTTATCATTATCCTGTGAGTGTGATGGGTAAACAGTATATGCTTCTCCTTCTGCTGTATCTTTAATAGTATCTAAAAGTTTTTCGTGACCAGATGTCGGCGGGTTAAACCTACCAAAACCAAGAGTAAGCGTTCCTCTTGTTTTTTCCACTTCTGGCTGTCCCTCTGAAGGGGACACTTCTTTAGGTGCTGAACCCGAAGCAGGTGGCGGTGGTATTTCTGGAACCATTTGCCTTGCTGCGGATCCAGGTTTTGTAGGGTCAGTTTCTTGTGCTGGTTTTCTTCCACTATTAAATACTAATTCTCCTTCAACGGTGCGTCCGACTATACGCCCGTTATTATCTACCCAAGATCCATGCCCATCACCTTTCAGACCTAACTTCTTGGCTTGTTTCGCAGCATTGGATGCAGCTTCAGTTAAAAATTTTGTGAAAGACTTCATTTAAATCTCAGCCGAATACTCTACGAGCAGATCCCTTGATGGTATTTATATTAAAAGCAAGAGTAATTCTATATTCTTTAGAATCTTGTGCTGTTACCATATGCCTTAACCACGATGGAAATATAATTATATCTCCTTCTACTACATCAGGGAACCAATGATGACTCCTATATTCTGGTGTATTAAGACGATCCATATCCTTATGTTGATAAGAATATAGTGAGTATAAAGGATTAACAAACCTCGTTGAACTATGTATTTCAGGATCAAATTTAATAAAATGACACGCAGCATAGAAACCAGGTAAATGATCATGCTCTTCCTGGTTTTGTCCTGCTGTATAAAAATTTAACCATGATTCATATATGTTACATCTTCCCTCCTCTAATTCAATATCCCTAGCAAACTGCACCATAATATCATCATAGTAATGTTTATACTCATTCCTCTCACAGTTATGAAACTCTGTCCTCAATGAACAATCCCATCCAGGAGGAGCCTCATTGATAGGAATCTTATTCCATTCTTCAAATTTTTGTTCTGCAATTTTACGAAGTTCAGTGGGATCCAAATGATAACGAAACATTGGAACCCCAAAAATCATTTGGTGTTTCATTTTCTTCTTTTAACTACGCACTCCTCCTGCATTTGTTTTATAAAATCATCAGATAGTGTAGCAAAAAATTGTGGTTGTTGTTTAAAATCTCCTTTATATCTTAACTGTAAGTCAAGAATACTCTTTCCATCTCTTGTCAATTTATAAAAAACTTTTGCTGCATTAGTCTTTTCCTTTTGCTCTGTATCCAGAGTCATTTGGTAAGGTTTTTTACTACCAGCAAGATTTGCTAAACCACATAAGATCGTATGTTGTGGTAAAACCTTAGCAGCTTCCAATACAAGCTTATCTTTACTACTATCTTTCTTGTTAGGAGTATAGTCAGCATATCCAGTAACTAAAGCAAACTCAAAGAACATATTACCAATCTTTTTAGCATCCAATTTAGTTTGCATCTTAGTCTTTAGTACAATATCAATTAAACTATCAGCAAAAAATTTAGCATTAGCTTGAATGATTTTATTAAACCCTTGATACAATTCATTATCAGGTTTTGCAAGATCAGCATTAATAAAATCTCTCAATCCCACCTTTCCTTTTTTAGTTGCATCAAAGAATGTAGTACCTTCTACAGTACCCTCTATATCACTTAAATCTACAGGATTCTCATCAGTATTATATCCTTTAATGTTAATCAAATCATACTTCTTACCTCCATTAGGAGCCTGTACTTTATGATTCCATATCTGAGAGTTACTCATCTGAGATAAACCAGAGACATTAATTATACCTTCTTCCTGTGCTTTCCTTACTACATTGGGAAAATAATTTTGTCTTATCTCATTCAATGCATCCCTTTGCTTTTCAAATTTAGGACCATCAATAAAAGTAGAGTATGCTTTATTAATAATTGTAGGGTCTGCACCTTTTACATTCTTCTTTTTCTTTAATGAAATTCCATAATAAGTTTGACTATCAACCTCTACTACCATATCAGAAGAATTATAATCAAACCCAGTATTCTCATTTCTTAATCTGAATTTCTCTACTGCTGGTGGCCATTGAGCACCAGTCATATAAATTGCAGGAAAAACATCTACATTATCTCCCATCGTTTTAACAAAACTTTTAACACCTATTGCAGCAGAAAAACCTGCTACTATATTTGCTACTAGAGCAGTTCGTTTATCCCCCGATTGTTGAGGGGCAGACGAAAACATAGCTTTAAATCTATTATCTAAAGGTTTTATTTTAGATACTACCTGCAAACCTGATGTTGCTGCCCACTCTATTAATGCCCCACCAGTATTATCAGAAACCAATTGCATTATTTTACTAGTAGGTATCAACAAACCTGCAGCACAAAAGACCTCAGAGGGTTCCAAAGAGGTCTTTTTTTCTGTGCTTTTTTTAGCCACAACTCTACTTACTTTTTAAGTATTTAGAGATCGTCTATGCGTCTGTTCTCTGAGAAGTATGAATTAAAATGTCCTTCAGGATATCTAGCAGAGAGTTTTTGAATATTCTGTGCTATAACATCATCAAGAGATACATCTAATGCCATACATGCTTGTGCAACATACCATAATACATCACCAAGTTCAATCTTTAAATGATTAAGACTTGCCTCATCATAAGGTTTACCTTGGAATGCAATCTTCTTAACAATCTCTAAGAATTCTCCACCTTCTGCACTAATACCAACAGCAGCAGTCAACAAACGCTCAATCTTACATCCTTCTGCCTGAAGTTGTGCAGTACGAGCAATAAACTGAGAAGCAATCTTAGACTCATCACTGGTAACAGCATCTACAAATCTAGTATACTCAGTCCACTTAGGATTATCTGCTCTAGACTTAGTAACACTATCCTTTGTAATAACTACAGGTGGTTCACCAGTCTGAACATGTACTTGTTGTTGTGGTTGAGTAACTGTAGTAGGATCTGTTTTCTTAGGAGGTGTTGGATTTGGATTTGTATTCGCAATACTACCAAGTTGAGAACCAGTAGGATCATCTGGATCATCTCTCCATCCTTCAGTTCCAGGATCGCCTGGTTCTACATCCCAGAACTCTTTAGGACGCTTTGGTCTTTGCTTAAGTTGTGGTTTTTGTTGCTGATTGCTGGTGAAATCACCATCGGCAATAGCATTTGAATTCATTGGCATGATCTTAAACTAATTTAGTATTCTTTGGATGAAAATTCAACACTCTATTTAGATGTAAAAATTCCCATGCATAGGAAATATCATCCAAATTTTTATCCTCAAAGTCTAGATCTTTTTCAGTTAGATCTAAAAATCCAGCGAGGGAAATCCTTTGAGTTTCCGTAAACCATTCAGGTTTTATGTATGGGTTATGGAAAAAATGTGCTGGATAGGCTGCAAAACTATTATAGCACATTGTATGTATGTCTTCAAGTTTATATGGTCCATAATCATCTATTTGAAACCAAGGACAATTTGGTGTAGCAGATTTAGACTGTTGTTCTTTCCAATTCTTTTCATCATTCTCATGATTCCAACTAAAATCTAACCTACTTTTAACACCATACATTGACCAGAAACCAGTCTTTACATTAGGACTGTCGGTAATATTAATGTTATATGCAATCATTGCAGTACGATCAAATTCACTTGACATGGTATCTGTATGAGGGAAGGCAGACTCAATTGTCTTTAACCTCATATCACCACCAAAACAATTACCATTGGTAGATCTAATTCCTATAGCACTTAATCCTAATAAAGATGTTAATGGTCTAACCATAGGTAAAGTAAAATACTCTACAATCTCAGGATGAATATAAAGAGATTCGCCTGGCCTTATACATTGATGTAGATCATTACATCCATTAGTCCACCACAGTCCACCCTCTAAAAATTCCTTGACAAGATCAGGAAACTTAAAGAAATCTTCTGCTACTAAGACAGGAATGTCACCATCTTTTCCTAAGTATCTAAATTCATACTTAAGATTATTAACAACAGATACTTCTGCCCATCTATCATTGGATGATTTTATCATGAGAAATTAATCTCTGCCAATTTTTCTTTCATCTGCTTGAACTTATCTTTAGGATTACTATCTTCTATCTGTCCACTATCTATCAACTCTCCACCCCTATTCTGCTCAACATCAAACAACCTCATCTTAGCACGATCTATACCAACAACAAATCTCTTATTGATAGTAGGATCATTGTATCTATTCTTAAGTTGCTTAACCATTATCTGATTAATCTCTTCTAACTCATCTGTACTGATGAGAGCAAACATTAAATCAGCAGTAGCAGGGAGGCCAAAAGACTCTGAAGTGTCAGTGATATCAACATCACTATTACTATAACCAGCACGAGTAGTCTGAGTAGCCGAAACGATAGGGAGGTTGAACTCGACTGCCAGTCCCCTAAGATCTTCCGCAATAGCTTTAATATATGAATACGATGAAGACGAAGCATTAGCTCTGTAACGAGAGGATGCACATATATTTAAGTAATCTATGAATATAATGTCAGGACTAAAAGATTTCTTTAATGCAAGTTCATTAAGCAATGCTTTAAAGTGTCCAGTATGTGCAGCAGCAGTAGGATACTCTTTAATAATCAAAGTACCTTGTGTCTTCTTAGCAATATTAGTAACTTTATTCTCGAACATTACACGAGGAAGATCAACAATATCTTTGATATTAACATCTAACAAGTTAGCATCAATACGCTCTGCTATTCTCTCCTCTGCCATCTCAAGAGTAATGTACAGAACATTCTTACCTTGTAGTAAGGTTGCTGCTGCCATGTGACACATGAATAGAGACTTACCAACACCAGTACCAGCAAGAGCAACATTAAGAGTCTTGCTAGGTATACCACCCTTAGTAATACGATTAAAGAAATCTAAGTCAAAAGGAATCCTATCTTCCTTACGATGATATGATTCATATCTTTGTTCAAAATCCTCTAGGTAATCATGACCAACATGGTTATCAAAAGAAACTCCTAATGCTTCAGATAAAATATTTGGGATAGCATCTCTACCCTTCTTATCATCCTGTCCATCTGCTATCTTAATAGACTCCATCAATGCAAGATAGATAGCACGATCTCGACACCACTTCTCAGTAGCATCTACTAACCAATCATTATTAATATCCGTACCATTTAAAGTAGGAATAATCTCAGATATATCTTTAAATTCTGTCTCAGTTAGATCTTCTCTGTTCTGTATCTCTAAAGACAAAACCTCCTGAGTAATAAGTTTATTATACTTGGCAATAAAATCAATGATCTCTTGACAGATAATCTCTTCTGCCCTTACATCAAAATATTCAAGTTTAAGGAATGGTATAACCTTTCGTGCATAGTCTTCATTGTGAATAAGATTGGACAGTACAGTCCTTTCAAGTTTTTCCATAGTTGCAAACAAATGATATACTGACTCTCCGTTTATTTTCTTTAAAAGGAGTAACAGTATGAATAATATAAGAAGGGAAGAGTATCAATAAGCCAGACACAGGATAAGTATAATACGAATCGAATGTGAATGGACTGGGGTTGTTGGTATCTTTAACTAAAGTATTCTTCTTCCCATAAGAAGGATCATAAAAGACCAAGGATCCTCCATGTTCACCATCCCAAGTTCCTGGTTTAATGATAGCACGAGGATCATAGTTAAAGTAACAATGGTCATCATCTGATACAGATTCTACAGGATAATAAACTCCTGTCAAGGCAGCATTACCATGAGCATGTGGAAGATTAATATCTCCAGTCTCATTAATATTTGCCCATATCTGTTCACATCTTAGACCACCAACATAACCGTGTTGTTCACAGTAATGGTTAGCCCATGTCTCTATTATACCACATAGTTCTCTAGTCGTCTTATACTCGTTTTCTAATCTTGATTTACTGTGCCATCCACCCATATTACTACGGACTTGTCCTTTAGGATCACGCTTATTCTCATTAAGAATATCCTGTATAAGACCGACATTTAACTCATGATTATCTTCACCAAAATTATATAACCCAATAGGTACTGGGAATAAAGGAAGACTACGAGGATCCATAACTGAACTCTTTCTGTGCAATCTCATCTAGAGCTTGCATAACTTCTGCAGTAAAATACTTCTCTGGATTCTTATATATTTCTTTAGCATATACTTTCTTGCCGTCAATCTCATAACGACCAGCAACATTCTTCCATAGACCACCAAGTTCACCAAGGTCTAATAGACCATAGTACTTGTCTAGTCCTCTGTCATCGTAGAACAAACGAACCGTGACATCTTTATTCTCTTTACTTAGACGAGACTTTGCTGTCTTAGCTTTGATAAGATTTCCGACGACATCTTTACCGTCTTT